AAGTACAATATTTTTATTACTTTAATGATACGGCTACACTTGTTGTGCTACTCTTGGCAGGTGGGTAAACTCTTGTAACCTCGCCAGTAACTCCGTTAATAATGTCAAGACCTTGATGCGGAACTTTTTTTAGGAACTCTTCCATATCCTTTTTGGCTTTAGCTGCGCTATTGTACTCGGTCATAATCTCCTCGTAAGCAGGACTTTCGCATTTGCTAAAGTCATACTTAACCCCTACTTCTCTAATGTTGAACTTAGCGCTCATATACTCAAAGTCCTTTCCATTTAATACGGCTGCTTGTAATACGGCATCTTTGTAATCCTTATTTGCCTTTAGGGTTTCAAGCATATCCTCTAAGGCTTTGACTTGAAGGTGCGTTTTTAACGGGTCAAGTTCCCCTGCGTTTAAGCGTTCAATTAATTGGTGGGTAAACTCCACCCTTTGTTCTTTTGTTGTTTCAAAGATTTGTTGAAGTTCCATTTTATATTGTTTCGGGTTTGTAATTATCAATGTCAAAAAAGCCGATTTCTGACTTATGTTCTGGTTTCCTTAATCTACGCTTAGAAGGTTCGTAACCCTTCTCGTTGCAATAGGTAAGTATCTCTAAGTAAGTCGCATCTATGTTAGACATCATTATACTAATCGGCTCACTTGCGTAATACTTGTCTATGTAATCTTTTGTACTTTGGGTCATTGTGTTTAATTGTGTAGTCAAATAAAGCTGCCATTACAAAACCTGTTGCAATTAGCAGAAGGCAGATAGCGTAAATCATTTTGAGTAGATGTCTTGAAGTTGCCCAATAAGGTAACAAGCTACTAAAAATACGACTAATAATTGTGCGGTTTCTTTTTTCATTGTGTTTAGTTGAGTTAAAAAAAATATGGGTAAGGCGCTCCCCATCTACGGCATTGGTTCATATTTTAGTGCCTTTACCTATGCTACATCACTATGTTAAATATGTGCGTTATTCAGTCGCACCCCTGCTTATGTTATTTGTTTCTATTTGCATTAAAGCCTTGTTTTACCATTTCTTTTTTAATACTAAATGGCATCATATAAAATGGCACACTCATAGTAAATCTACCATTGTAATAATCTATAACCCAATGTCTTTGGTTATTTGAATTAAGCTTTGATAAATAAGAAGATTTGTAAATTAAGTTTTTCATAAAAATGTGTTTATGGTTAATTGGTATGTAAATCTACAACCTTTTAACATTCAACAATCAAATGGGTAAACTTTTTTTCTAAAAATGTGATGAGCGGTAAATATTAAGGATAAGCGGTAAATTATAGGAAGGCATACCTACCCGTGCCACGTTTAAGGCTAAAGTTCTGCCAAGCCAAAGCTAAAGCCATTACGGCGTCATCGTGGAAGCCTGAAGGTGCGGAGTACTTTACTCCCGTTGCCGTGTACTGATACTCAAATACCTCAAGTTCTTGGCTTATTATCCCCTCGGGATAGCCAATCTTACCTTGATGTATGGCAGCTTGTAAGCCTTCCATTAGCTGCTGCTTACTTGAACTTGTAAACTTTAAGCCTTGTATCATTACCCCTTCTCTTTGTAAGTCCTCGAGGATAGGGTCGCCAACCCCCGTACTATCGACAAGGATAGGGCATTTAGGCAGCCTAAGTATAGTTTGCTTGGTATTGTGCCAATCCATCTGAAAGCGGTCAAAATAAGCCACGTTTCCATCTTCGTCTAAGCCTACTATTACAGTCCAATCGACCGACTTAGCTAAGTCAATCCCGTAAGCTACTACGGGCATTGTTGTTACAGGGTGTATACAATTACGAATGTATTGGCTACCAAATGGGTTTGCTGCGTTCTCAGCAGGGTTTGCCATATACTCCTGCTCAAACACAACCTCTGGTAATTGCCTACGGGCATCGTCTATCTCGTTCGGGTCAATGTAAGGGTTATCGTATGTAGTAAACTTAAAGCTTTGCCAATCGGGTTCTGCTTTGCTAAACAAACTAAAGAAGTAGTTTTTACCTTTTGGGGTGCTTAAAAATATAGCTTTACCCTTATAGTCCGTTAAGGTAGGTCTTATTGAGTTAAGCCACCCATCTTCTAAGTTAGGTATAAATGAAGCTTCGTCTATTACTGCTAAATGAAACTTAAGACCTCTCAAATTGTCTAACCTTTCGCCCGTAAAGAAGCGTATGCTTCCACCCGTTATGAAAGTAATAACTAAGTCGCTTTCGTTCTTAGAGTATATTTCTAATGGCAATAGGTCTACTATCTCTTTAAAAAATATCTTTCCTAATTGGTAAGTAGGTGTAATGTAAGCTACACGCTTTTTATTGACCGCAGTTTCTATGCTTATGGTTTGGCTAATCAAGGACTTACCAAACCTTCTACCTGCCATCATTACAATAAACCTACTATCGCAGTCAAGTACTTGCTTTTGCGCAGGGTGTGGTTTATGTAAGCTTAGACCTATTGTTTGCATTACTTATCGTAAGTTATTTTAATCTCACTTACTTCGTGTTTGTTCTCGGACTTCTCTACTAAGCTATTCAATCGTTGCGTTATGCTCGGATTGTAAACCCCTGCCATTCCCCCTTCGATTTGGTCTTGCCTTATTTTTTTCCTAATATGCGAACAGATGGTTAAAAAATCTGCGTAAGCATTATTTGTATTAGCAAAGTAGTGGCTTAAATCTCCTATAATTCCTTTGTCTGCGCAATAGTTTTCAAAGCCTTCTATTGTTAAAGGTCGCTCCCTTAACCTATAAACTTCATCTCCGTCTTTACCTACAAAGTCGTGTACTTTAATAGGGTTGCTTTTGCAATATTCTGCGTACTCATTAAAGTATTGAAGCATTAGTTCTGGTGTCTCTATAAGTTTAAACCTACCCATCTATTTTTGTTTTATAGTGTTGACATATCCTGTCCATTACGGATAGGTAATATGTGTTAAAATCTTTGTAACCTTCGTTGTCTTGTTCGTATGTTTTGTATAAGATGCCCCTTAATCTTTGGCTCGGTGTCTTAAAGGTGTCTGGGTCTGCTTTAAGGTTTTCTACTACGTCTTGCTCTTCTTTACTAAACGGCTCTTCTTTAATTGCTAAGTAGCAGAACTGTTGATTAAGTTGAAACAAAGAAGCAGCATCTTTAGGACTTAGTTCCTGAGTTGCTAAAGTTAGCTTGATTGTTTTGTCTTTGCGTGATGCTATGCTTTCTATTTGGCTTGATAATAATATCATAGTATTCCGTTAATTATATCGTTTGCTTCGTCTATTGCATCTTCTTGGTCTAAGTAAGTATCTACGTCTGCTATATGCTTGTTAATTAGTGTTTCTGCCATTGCGTAGGTGTAATGCCCTATCGTAGTCATATCGTCTCCGTTTTTACCCGTCTTACATACCGCAAGGAAATAAGCTTTGTGGGTTAGGAGAAGCCATATAGCGTTTAGTTTTCTCATCTACCTTGACCTCTATAAGCTTTTTCTCTTGGCGTGTGCTTGTTAAAGGACTTCTTTGCAGACCCTCTTTTGCGTTTGCCAAAGCTAATTTTGTTTTTATTTTCGTTACCCTTTGCCATAATTTTTTGCGTGTATGTCTTTTAAAAACTCTTTATATTGTTTTTTGTCTCCGTATTCTATGTGACACTTCCTACACAATCCCATTAGGTTTTCAATCGTGTCTTTGTCTTTGCTGCCACCCATTCCCCTCGCCTCAATATGATGCACGTCTACCGCTTGTGAGCCACACACTTCGCAAGGAATGAAGTCCGTTTTTTTATACCCCATTCCCTGCAAATAAATTTGTGTGTGTTTCTGCATACTTTCCCCATTAAATTTTCCGTTGATTAATAATTAAAAAATTTAAGTATGCAAATTATTTTCCATCTATTTCTTTTAGTTTGTTAATTGCCCATTCAATGCCACTCGTACCGCCCCAGGCGTCATACATTAACCCGCCACAACCTTCACTATAAGGAACGTCTTTATGTTGTTGATGTCTTTTAAACGAAGCCATACGGGCAATCGTATCTCTACTAATTGGCTCACGATTTGCTAATTGCCTTGCTCTTGCTTTACCTGTTGCTTCTCCACAAGAACCCCAACCATTTTTCTCTGCCCATTCTATTGCCCTCTTTGCGTTGTTAGTTGCACTTTCGGGATAGTCGGTATAGCTTTCGGCAAATTTGCCACCTGCAAGAATAGCCTTCCAAACTTGCATTGCCTTCTCTTTTGTTTCATACACGCACCCACCTTGTCCTATTTTCCATTTTCCTGAACTGCATTGTGTTACTGGCATAGTTTACTATAAATATACTTTCGGTCTAAATTTATCTCGTCAAAGTTATACTTCTTTTGGCAGAAGTCAAATAGCTTTTGTCCGCTTTCCTTTCGCATATCCGCATCGCTTACTAAATCTTTAATATGTTTGTACCAATCCTTTTGACTTTTAACGTAATGCACGGGCATATCTAAATAAGGATTGACAAAGCTAACTATGGCAGGGTTCTTTTTAGAAGCCGTTTCTAATACTTTTAAATTTGACTTCATAGCATTAAACTTATTATCTACCAAAGGAATAACTGAAATATCCGAGTCAGTGTAAGCACCCATATATTCCGTAACCTTTGCATAATTATAGATCGTAGGGTTTAGCTTTAATCCGCAAGTGAAGGCATCTATCATTT